GGCCAACAGATTAGAAGTCTGTTGCTCTTCCTCTGAGCTACAGAGGTATAATTAAATTATACTATTAAAAATCAAAATCTTCAATAGCCTCTAATGGAATTATTCCCTTTTGCTTTGCTATATTATATCCTTCTTCTGTAAAGTTATATGTTACCCGAAGATTTTCATCATACTCAACCTGCATTAAATCACTATTTAATAGATCTATTAGTTCGGATTCTACATAATGCTCATGAGCTTCCCACAAATCTGGTGCAAGTAATGGAGTTACATTTTCATTTAACTCAAAAATTGCTTCTCCGTCTTTTGAGAATCCAACAATTTTAATTGCACCAATATCTAGATAGTGCTGAATCTTAATCATTAGATCTTCTTCATCTTCTTCATCAAATGGTTTTGACATTGCTACCTTTCTGTGCAACAAGTAGGACTTGAACCTACGATTACCGAATTATGAGTTCGGGGCTTTAACCAACTAAGCTATTGTTGCTTAGCCTAATTATATTATTTAGTTACCGATTTTGTCAATAGACTGCTCTACTATTTGTTGAACATACTCTGAAAAATGTTTTCTTATGCTGCCAGGCGGTCTTTTGCCAATATCAGACCACACTCTTTTATATTCATGAATGTTGTCAAATGTTGTTGGGCATACAAGTATGCCATCATAATCCTTTAGTCTTGTTGGCAAAGGGACGTGCTTGCTACAGCACTTGCACTCTTTAGCTTTTTCTTGATATATACTCATAGTATTTCCATTCCACTTAATGCATCAGAAAGATCTCTTGGCATAGGAGATGGTGCTCTAATTAGATTAGGACTATCTACGACCAAAGACTCTCTATATTGTTTCTTAACAGATGAATAGTCGTGTACTTCTATATCGCCAAACGCTGCTCTAGTTAAACTAATTGCATTGTAGATGGATCCACATACTGCATCAGCCAAGTCCTTAGAACCTTTTCTGGGGTGGTCGACCTTATCTCTCATAATTCTTAGCTCCAGCAATTCATCGACAAGGAGAGGTATGTGTGGCCCATTTAATCTTTCTTCCAGAACAACCATGGCCATATCATCGTAATGTTTTTTAGCTACAGATAAAGTTTCCGTGTTAATTCCATATTGCTTCAGCTGTTGCATCATGTCGTGGGAGTTCCATCTGTCAAATGTACATACCCTAATATTAAACCCTCTTGATCTTAAAGACAATATGTAATCTCTTACTTCGCTAAAGTCAACCGACTTGTCTGAAGTAGGAGTCCAATACATAACGGCATCCACTTTAACAATTGGTGCTGGCTGAGAATATGTGTCAGTAACCTTAACACTAACAAACTTTTCAATGTGAGCCATAGACACAGCACAATGGTCATGCTTTTGAGCTAAGTCAACATGTATAAAATATTCTGTGTCATCTTTTGGCAAGAACCACTCTTCAAATCTTCCAAAGCTATCTACCGCTACAGAAAGATCGTTAAAGGCCATTTCAATCTTTTCACGAGACTTAAAGAAGGCATCTATTGCTTCTGGTGGCATGCATGCAAATCTTCCTAGCGCATCAGTAACATCTCTATAGAAAGCAATTTTAAAATCTTCAATACTTCTTGTGGGATTAACTTCCCATGTTGGTCTACGAATTGCATATACTCTAGGATACTTATAAGAAATTATTTGGTCTTCATCCCAAAATATATCAAACTCGTTGCCTACTGTGTTATCTGGCAAATCTGGATCTAACTTAAACCTATGTGACCTAGATATGACTTCTTTTTCAGATATGATGTCGTCATATCTTTGCTGAATATAATCATTTTTAAATCTTGGGAAAGAAAGAAGTATTACCTTGCCATAATCTGGAAAACGAGAATCTACAGATGCCCTGTACATATCATATATTCCGCTTCCTGTTTTTGCTTGATCATGACCGCTTGTGCTATCTAGTGCAAAGCCAGAAATTTCATCGAGCACCGCAACCAATACGTTATATCCCTCGAAGGCTTCTCTTTCTGAGTGTCCAGAATACACTGTAACATTTTTATCAAACTTAATCTCTGATGCTTTTTCAAAATACTTACCAGTAAACCAGGGTGAGTGAGTAACCCTGTTCTTAAATCCTTTAAAGAATACATTGTTTGCCTGTTGAGCGTTAATAGCAATGTTAATAATATCTATTGAGTCTCCAGGTGGCTTTCCATAATATGACGCTGGGTCTCTTAAGCATAATAGTAAATATACTATATATGCAACTGATATGGTAGAACAATAATCTTTTCCACTGCCCTTACCTAATTGAGCAACAACTTCATTGGCTGTTTGCTTAAATCTTATAGATCCTTCTTTTTCACCAAATAATTTTATTAATGTAGACTCTTTGTATATCTGAGATGATTTTTCAATAAGTGTGTATTGGTGTTCTGATAGATCGGGCAGACCTAAGTAATTTTTGTCTGTTACAAAAGTTCTTAAATCTACTGGTCTTTCATCAAACTCTTCGCCATCCAAGATATCGATGAGATCATTAAAATCAAATTCCACTGACTTCCTCAATAATCTCTATTGGCTCAACAATTCCAGTAATTTGAGATAAACGTTTTGCAACTTCTAGCTTACATTTTGGGCAAGTCGCAGTTACTTCTTTTAATATCTTTACGAGCAGTTCTTGCTTTCTTTCTGACTCTGCTATTTGAGAAGCAATCTCGTTGTTTTCAAGCAGCCCAACATCTTGAAGCATGGCAACTTTTTTACCCTGTATGTCTGCTATTAATTTAAGTGTTGAGTTCTGTACATTTAACTGGCCCTGCATCTTTGCTTCTTTTGCTAGATCCCAAGCTTCGCTAATAAGCATTGCATAGTGTTGATCAGCCGCAGATATGGCTTCCTTTGCCTTGTCACGAGCACCAGAGTCGTTCTTTACAAACTCTTTCCATTCGTCAATATGCTCTAGAACCTCTGCTCTTTTAAGTCCAGTAGTTGTAGCAATTTGAGTTGGAGTACTTCCCTTAAGAAGTTCTTCAACTACCATGTTCATGCGATCAAAATGATCAGCTAATTCAATTTCCATATAGGTACATTATACTTCTAGTCGACTGAAATAGCAAATTCCTTGGCAACCTTTAATAGGATTAAATATCCAATTAGATCATCAATATCATTATCTCCTGGGTATTCTTCACCCTTAATAAGTCTATTTAATTTATCATCAATTCTAACGTATAGTTGTTCTTTTGGTCCCGCCTTAGAAAATATACGAACTGGGTCTAGGGCTGAATTTCCATACGATATATTCTTTTTAATTAGCATATGAGCAATGTCAAGACAGGTTGTTAAAATCTCATGCCCTGCTTCAGTTCCAACTGTAAGCAAATAAAGGTCATCGTATCTAAATTCTTTTGAGTCTTCAAAAATTGGTGCTGGTTTCATTTTATTAATCCCTTTTCTTTTAAAGCTCTATATATGGTCATAACGGTTACGCCACACTCTTGCGCTATATTTTCCATAGTTTTTTTCTGTACTACATATCTTCTATAAAGCCAGTCTTTATTTTTATATAATTTCATAGGTGATCCCATTTGAAATGCTTTCGATATGACTCTAAATCAATAACGTTTGGATCAACCCACCAATCTTCTGATTCTGTTCTAACAACAATTGAATACCCAAGTGAGTCTAGTATTTCTCTTTGAACATCTCGCATTACAATATTTCTCCAATACATATTGGCATCATGCTCAAATGTTATAACCGTAAATCTATATGAGTTTAGCGGGACAGCCAAAAGTCCATGAAGGCTTGTGTATGCACTTCCGATGGATCTCCCGTTTCCCTGATACCCAGAATCAATATCCACCTGCAAATAATCTATTTGTTTTGGGAATAAATTTTCTTCAAAGTAGGATATATAATTAAAATCTAAAGCGTCGCCCATACAAGGATTGGATCTATTTTCATTAAATTCTTTTCTAAAGTCTTCTCTTATTTCAAAAGAAACACCTTTCCAATCAAATTGCTTTTCTAATTTATTTGTGTTGCTTCCATTTTCTGAATGGAATGCTCCCAGCTCAACATAGTAGCCACCCTTTTTATTTTCAAGGAGGTCTAAAACAAACTCTTCCTGTGCGCTTATATCATTCCATATTTGTGTCATTTGTTTGTTAGGACCTCTCTAGCGTAGTAAGCTATGCCAAATGCATCAGCCACATCAAAATCTTTTATATCTAATCCATGCTTTTTATTAAAGTAATCTGCCGTTCTTTGCTTTCTCATATTTCTTAATTGATTTTTATACCATGAATCTGCATATCCTGGATTTAGCAACCTTATAGATGCCTTCTCTTCCTTGGTTGGATTCTTATTTCCAATAAAGGCTTGCCAGGAACTTGGTGATATGGTTATAACAGAAGCTCCAGTAGACATTAGTTCAGCAATGACAACTCCATAAACATAAGATAATTTTATCACAGCATCAGGTGATCTGACAAGTATCGCACCTTCAATTGCAATATAATCACTTTTTAGTTCATCTAGCATCATTGCTACTCTAGTTTTAGCATTATATATTTTTTCATATATATCATTGCCTACTAAGTTAATCTTTCCCCACTTGACTGGCTTATCTCCTTCAATAAGACAAAAGGCGACAGAAGATGTTGATGCGTCTATTCCGAGAACCCTGCTTGCCTTAGTCCTAGATAGCTTCGCTAGCGTCATTTATCATCCTCAATATTTTGTTTCTATCAGATTTAGAATTATCTTTTTCACACTTAGAGCATATATCTAAAGTATTATATCTACTTAAAGATGCTTTGCATGACTTGCAGTATCTTTTTTGGCCAGATCTAATTGCTTTTTTCTCATAGTATTTTTCCATGATTTTTTTATTTGTTGCAACTCTGCAGCAATCATCACCACAATATTTTTGGTTATGAGTCTTTGGAGTAAACTCTTTACCATTTGGGCAATCTGAATTAGCGCATATCATTATAAAGGCACCTTAAATCTTTCTATCTGAACTGTTCCAGTAGGTGTATCCTTTGAATAGCATTCCTTTTTAATTGGACAATAAGTGCATGGCATTTTAGTTTTTGTTGCACCTTCTGGCTTCATAGGAAGGTCGCCATCTTTAAAATTATCCCAAACCTCTCTCATCCAAAGGAATGTGTCTTCAATAATCTTTGTGTTTCTTTCGTTCATTGATACTGGAATTATCAGTATCTCTTGAGTATTTTTATTCTCATACAGAAAAAATCCTTCTTTAGCATTCTTAAGCTTCATGTAAGTTAACAGCTGAAGTAAGTGATTTGGCGATGGGCTCATCTCTGCCTGCCTTGTATCCCACACCTCTTGCTTTGCAGTCTTTATTTCACCAATTACTGTTTCATTGTCATATTCCATTATTAGATCAATGAACCCACGGATTGGTGGATATTCGTTAACGATTTCTTCTTCTTCTGCAATCCATTGCGGCATAGTTTTAATTAAGTTTTGAAGTCTTTCATGAGCTTGAGTTCCCTGAGCCATGTTTGCAACTGCAACTGCATCATTATTGTCAATAAATACAGCACCCGAAAAAGCCATATACCAATACCTAGGGCATGTTCCATGACCATAACCTAAAGAGCTTGGGCTAAAAGACTTCTTAGTCATTTCTCCATCTGCCCTTTTAGTATTTTTATATGACTCGTCAAGCATTGATGCAAAAAGCTCTGGGTCAAAGAACTTACCAGTGTGCTTCTTAAACTTTAAATTTTTAACTATGTTTCTACCCATTACAAATTATACCTAACGACATACTTAAGTGCATCTACAAGTTTGTCTATGGACTCCTTTGCTGAATAATATATATTTTTCTTATTGTTATTCGTGGTTCCCGCTTTATCTTTTGCTATTGTTGAATAGTAAGAAGCCATCATGGCAAACTTAGTTGACATTGCCTGCAACTCAATAATAAGCTGTGGGGCTTTAGCCGCAGGAACATCTGGGTTCAACAAAAGCTTTACGATAACAGCCAATGCTCTATCTAGCTGAGCATCATTCATGTACTCATGCAGATCATTGAACTCGGTTATAGAGTTAATCAACTCTAATGTGTTTTTATCCTCTGTCATTTTTAATCTTTTTATCCCATTTATCCATTAGTAAACCTACCCCATACCCAACAACAAAGCCAAGCAGGGTGCCATATACAAAGTATATCACTAGAATGGAACCTCAGCATATGTTTTATATGAAGGGAAATCGTTGCTGCTTGGAGCCTTATCTTTAGATAGTGTGTATGCTGTTACAGAAATAGAATCAGCATTGATCTCATATGAGGTTCGCTTTGTTCCTTCTTTATCTGTCCAGCTTTCTTCATAAATCTTTCCTACAATAATAACTTCCATGCCCTTTTTAATTACAGACTTTGATTGCTCTGCAAGTGTGCGCCAAGCCTTTACTGTCCACCAAGAGGTGTTCTTATCTTCCCACTCACCAGTAGTATCATTCTTAACACGATCATTTGTTGCAACTCTAAAACGAAGACCATTAGATCCTACAGTTTCTGGTTCGCTGCCAACTCTGCCTACGATTGTAATAATTGGATTAGCCATTTTTATTTTCCTCCCAAAATGTAATCAGTTCTTCTAAGACTGACCACTCTATGATTCCAAGACGGACCTTGGAATCCCCTCCTATAATAATTTTAAGAGCAGGATGCATGTCCCTGCTTACCTTAAAAGTATCTGTACAGATTTTAGCCCATACATCTTTGTTTAAAGTAAATGATGCTTTGGCCTCTTTGTAGTCTACTACAAAATTTTTCCATTTAGCATCACCTTTTTGATATTCACCGCGACCACTATTTTTTTGTGCCTTGGCGCCATCTCGTTTTACTTCTGCTCTCTCCGACATTAATTAAGCTTATGCTTTGTTTCATGTCCATTAGAGCATGTCCAATACATTTCTAATGTAGCTTGATTAAAATTATAAAATGGAGCAGACAACTCACATTTGCTACACGGTCTTTCTTGCTCTATTTTCTCAATCCTTTGATCTTGAACATCTTTAGGTTGAGAAGCAAAAAATTCATTAAGATTTGGCATTTATTTCTCCTATTAATTTGTCTACAACATCTGGATTTTCCTTTAAATATGCCACAGCCTTTGCACGTCCTTGAAAACGTTCTCCATTTACTGTATACCATGCTCCACCTTTTTCTATTATCCCGCACATTTCTGCAACGTCAAGGGTTTCTCCAACAAGATCTATGCCAAGTGACTCTCCTTGATAGTAGAAGTCGTATTGGCCAGAGAGGTTAGGGGGACCGAGTTTGTTATAATCAACAATCCAGTTAACGGGCCTTCCAACTCTTTGTTCAATAATCTTGTCGCCAACCTTAACACCTGCTTTAATAGCATTAGCCTCAGCCTCTGAAGACCAGAGCTTGATAACGGTAGAGGAGAAGAACTTAACAGCCATTCCTCCTGTTGGGATGTGGCTGGCATGCATAGATCCAAACTGATTTCTTTGCTGCGATATAAGAACGAGTAGCGTATTTTTGTTTGCATAATTTAACATTTTGACTGCGTGGGTCATGTCCTTAGCTTCTGCGCCAATTTGCTTTGTGTCTTGCAAATCCTTCATTTCATTTCCATCTTTTTCAAAGTATATGGCTGGAAGAAGTGCTGAGATTGAATCAACTACAATTAGATCTACACCAGCCTCCATAAGTTTTGTTGCAACATCCACCATGTCATTAACAGTTTTAGCTGGTGAGTATATCAATTCTTTTGAGTCAACTCCCAGTTTCTCTGCCCATTCTGGATCATAAGAATGCTCTGCATCAATCCAAGCACAAGTCTTTCCTTCTTTTTGTGCAAGTGCAATCATTTGTAGACAGAACGAAGATTTTCCTGCTGACTTGTTTCCCCAAACTAATATCTGTCGACCATAGGCAAAGCCGCCATTTAAAGCAAAGGTTAATCCTATGCTTGGTGTTGGCTGCTTGTCTACTTGAATATCAACTGCAGACTGTACCCTTGCTCTAGTCTTAGGGTCAAGCTTTGCTAAAATATCATTTAGGTTCATTTCCATTTATTTATTCGTTAGCCAATTCGTAGTCAGATTTAAATCCTAGTGGCTCTAGCTTAAATTCAAATGACAAGCCTTCATCATTATATGTAACTGAAAGTTGCATATCATCATTGGTTGTCTTCATAAAGTCTTCCGTTGATATTTCAACAGAACCTATTTTACTTAATATAGCCACTAAAACCCTAGAGGCGTTCATTGTTTTAAATACATCTTCTGCATTATATGTCATTTTACTTCCTTAACCATAAGTGTTCCATCTTCTAAAGTTTTTAGAACTGGCTCGCATATCATTCCTTCTCGCATTTTTGCCAAAGAAATTGGATACATGCTTGAAAATACAATTGCTCTATTTAGATTCTTATCTTTATCTGACATTACAAGGTGAGCCATGGTTTTGCCAGCTTTTGTTTTATATGGAGTATAGCTTATCACAAACCTTTGATTTTCGTCAATGGGGTAAGACTTTGCATATAAATACTTTACAAATGGATCATCTGAATCTTTGGTAATAGAATCTACATCTATATATCTAGATATTCGATTGTCTCCAACTAAAACAAAATACATTTTGTTTGTTTCTATTTTTGTCTGCTCGATATCAAACAGTCCAACAGATCCACTTTCATCGACTAACTCTATTCGTGACCAGCCATTCCCACGCTTTATACTTTTAGCCATCCCAAACATAACAAAAGATCCTAGCTCTTCAAACTCATCAATAGGTCTAGCTTGTGCCTTTACTCTTGGCTCTAAGTTGGAGAGGTTAAAGGAAGGTATTCCTAAAAACTCGTAATAAGACTCTGCTTCTTTACCGCTTCTAGGGTTATCATCAAAAGCAGCGCCCCCAATAGCATTAAGAGAATTAACGGCCCTAGAGTTAATGCCGCTACCCTTTTTGGATGCTTTGTCAACAAAATCTTTATAGTTTTCATAAGGTCTCTTTTCAATAATTTTATTTGCAATGCTGTCTGAAATAAATTTAACTTCAGCTAAACCAAATCTAATTGAATCTTTTTGTAGTGAAAAATTTACATCTGATTCATTTACATGTGGCAGCTTAACTTTAATCCCAAGCCTCTTAGCCTCAATCAAATAGCCTGTTCTGGCGTCTTTGTCCCCTTCATTTTTAAGGATCGAGAATAAAAATTCCAAAGGATAATAGCACTTAAGCCAAGCGGTATAATAAGAAAGCATAGAATAAGCGACAGCGTGACTACGATTGAATGAGTATCCAGCGTGAGCTTCGAATGTTTTCC